ATCCTGACCGGGCCCATCGGGCTCGCGGTCAAGTACATCATCGAGAACTGGGACAAGATCAAGGAAGGAGTCACGAAGGTCAAGGACTGGATCGTAGCCCGGTTCAACGACGTGACTAACTTCATCACGAGTCTCCCCGGCAAGTTCGCCGACGCGGCACGCAACATCTGGACGTGGATCACAGACAAGCTCTCCACCGCTTGGAACACGGTGAAGGACCTCTACGTCGGGTACATCCGATTCGTGCTCAGCCTGCCGGGTCGGCTGCTTGAGGCCGGCGGAAAGCTTTGGGACTTTGTCACGGGGAAGCTTCGCGACGCTTGGGACGCCGTTACCAGCTTCGTGACGGGTACCGTCATCCCGTTCGTGACCGGCCTCGGTGGTCGAATCTCGCGTGCGGCCACCGGGCTGTGGGACGGCTTCAAGAACGCCTTCCGCGATGCGCTCAACTGGATCATCGACAAGTGGAACGACTTCGGATTCGAGCTCAAGGTCCCTGACGGCGTCCCGGTACTCGGTGGCCGCGGCATCTCGTTCGAAACGCCGAACATCCCGCGACTCGCTACCGGTGCTACCGTCCTTCCCACTCCAGGCGGGACGCTTGCGTACATTGCGGAGGCCGGTCAGGCCGAGCGCGTGTCGCCGCTCAACGAGAAGGGCTACACCGCGGCGGAGCAGAAGCTACTCGATATCGTCAGCAGCATGAGCGCCGGCGGCGGGATGCCCATCAACGTCTACCCGTCGGCTGAGATGGACGAGGTCGAGCTCGCGCACCAGGTCTCGCGCCAGGTGTCCTGGAACCTCAGGAAGGCGACAGCATGAGCGTCGTACCGAACTACCGCGGCACGTCCGGCTCGCTCGCTCCCGCAGGTCCTATCGCGACGAGCGAGACGTACTACCCGGGCGTCGCCGACGCAACAACCAAGCCGTACCTGGCAGCGTTCGACTCGTACATCGGGGTCATCAGGCCACACGGCTACTCGGCAACCAGCATCGCAACGCCGACACCCGGCCTGGCCTGGTACACGGTCGACTACACGGTAGCCAACCCGACCCTCACCGGCCTGTACGGCGACATCGCGCTAAGCCACTCGACGGCGGCCGCGGCCGACACGGTCGTGACCGTGCACAGCGTAGTCCGCATCGACGGAAGCCGCTCGCTGCTTTCCGGCGCGCTCGTCGACCGCACGAACTCAGCAGCTGCCGAGTACTTCGCCATCATCCTCCAGGTCGCCATTGACGGCTCGATCACGGCCGGCGCTCCTGTGCTCCTGACTGACTTCGCGGTCAGCGGCTCGTACTACTCCACGTCCGCCTTCCCGGGTACGGAGGACGCGGTCGGCGTCAAGCCGAACGTGTGGTCCGGCGGGACAGCGCAGAACTTCCCGACCCTCAACGGCGGCGCGCTCCCCGTGCGCGTGTCGGACACGTCCGCGGTTGTAGGCCTGTCCGTCACAAAGTACATGAGCGACGTTGCGGTTTCCCAGACCGCGTACCTGTACGCTCGTCGGCTGAACATCTCAGGGACGACGATCACGCTCCCGTCGAGCACGTGGACGCTTGTCTCGTCGACGGCCGGCAACGCCGCAGCTGTTCCGTACGTCATTCCGGTTACCGGAACGAACATCACGATCAGCAAGGCGACGTTCGTGACCCTGAGCGGTCCGACGCCTGAGGTTCGCGCCGTGACGGTCGACTCGGCCACGATGGCGGTTGGAACCTGGTACTCGGTCTGGGCCCCGGGAGTCAGCTCTCTCGCGTCGCCCGGAAGCTACGCCTGGGTAAGCGCCGTGCGCATCGAGGACGGACGCATCGGCATCTCGCTCGTCGACTCGGCCAAGACGTTCTGGAAGGCGTGGTCGTACACCGAGCTCGGAACGTCTGTCATGACAACCCTGAGCGCTCCGTACGAGTACGGCCCCGGCGTCACGAGCCGCGGGCTCAGGACGCCAAACGGCGGGCTCGTTGTGTCCGGCCAGGACGGCGGCGCTGGGATCATCGCCGAGCTTCGCTGGGACGACGCTGGGACAGCGTCTCTCGTCGGCCCGACTTCCGTCGAGTACGGGCTCTGGGACGGAGAGGCTGTCGGAACGGTAGTCGGGAACATCTTCATCGGGCTCTCGCAGTCCTGGGCATTCGGCAGCAGCTTTGCCGTCAGCGGTGGAAGCTCGATCACCACATTCACGTTCGAGCCCGAGTTCATCCCGCTCCCCGACGCTACCGTTGTCCTAACCGAAGAGCCGAAGAGCACGATCGGCTCGTTCTTCAAGCTCCTCGGCGACTTCACGATCGCGCACATCAACGGGACGCAGGACATCGAGACCGCTGACGTGAAGCTGGTCCTCAATGACTACGACGACGACGGAACGCTCTGGATCGTGTCGGACGTGATCGGGTGGTGGACGACGCCTGAGCCGGACGTGCCTGACAACGAGCGTGGCTGGTCCGACGGCTCGTACCTCGACACGGGGCGGTACAAGGCCCGCGTGTTCACCGTTACCGGCTCGTACCAGCCAGCGGTGAACAACGGCTACTACATCCAGCGAGCTCGTGATCGCCTCCTCCGCGCCGTGGCAACTGCCCGGCGCACCGGCGTCGTGTTCATCGCCAAGGAGTCCGACTCGACCGCACCGCCGCCGTACGGTGACGACAACTACACGACCATCGCCAAGTACGCGACCGTCGTGCCAAGCGGGCAGCCGCTCATCGCGACCTCTACCATCTCTGGAAAGACGGACTGGGCGGTCTCGTTCCGTGCGCCTGACCCGGTTAAGTACTCGGTCGAGCCCGCGCCTGTCGAGCTTTTCGAAGCCGAGCCAATCCCGTACACGACCTTCGCCTCGACGTATCCGCTGTACTCCGACTCGATTGCGTCTGGCCTGACGTACTCGCAGGTCCAGGGCAGCTTCGACTCTGTGAACGTGAACAACATCGGAAACTACCGCACGCCCGTGACGATCACGATCACAGGCCCAGTCGACGTGGTCCCTCTCGCGATCACGAACACGACGACCAACCAGACGATCACCCTCACTCAGACGCTGCTGGCCGGCGAGGTCCTCGAGATCAACACGGCTACGCGGCGCGTGGCGCTCGACGGCGAGATCGACTACCGTTACTACCTGGCGCCGGACATCGACTGGATCTACGTTGCGCCCGGCGTGAACACGTTCCAGAGCGATGCAAGCTCCAACCCGAGCTCGTCGATCTCGCTCACGTTCCGCCACGGCTGGATCGGCTGACATGACCGGGACTACGGACGAGCCGCTCCCGCGGTACCGCTACCTGATCTACGACCTCGTCACGAACACGTTCATCAACGCGCTGCCGTTCTCGAACGTCGAGTACGAGAACGGGATCTACAAGGCGTTCCAGATGTCGGGCGACATTGCGGTGAACACCGAGACGCTCAACATGGGCGTCCGGAACGCAACGCTTCCAGGCAAGCGCGCCCTCTACATTCTCCGGAACGAAGAGTGCGTGTGGGGCGGGATCATCTGGGCGCGCGACTACCAGCCCAAGAACCGCGTCCTCAAGATCACCGCGCTGACGTTCGAAGCGTACCTGTACGCACGGTTCTGGCGGCGCACCCGGTTCTACTCCGGGACGAGCCAGTACGCGATCACGAGGCAGCTGCTCGCTGACACGTTCAACGACTTTGCGACATACACCACGCCGAGCGACTACACCGGAGTCGTGTCGCCGGACCTCGAGCACTACTCGGGGACGGGCGGCCCGGTGTCTACGCTCGTCCCGAACCGCTACGTGTGGCCGCTCTCCACCGCTGCCGACATCGGAATCACCGTCCCAGCGGCGCCCGTCGGAGTGAGCGAGTCTGACTCGATCTACAACCGCGACGAGTCTAACGGCTTCATGGGCTACAACTTCCAGACCGTGGGGGACACGATCTACAAGTTTGCGGTCCAGGAGTACGACACCGGGACCGCTCCGAACACGACGCCGATGGTCTCGTTCGAGTACCGGATCAACTGCTCGTGGGACTCGGTCGCAAAGACGTTCAAGCGCGAGTTCGTCTTCGGCTACCGGACATTCGGCCGCGACAAGACGGAGTCGACCAAGTACGTCGTGTTCGACTACCCGGGCTCCGTGTCGGACTACGGGTTTCAGGAGACTGTTGAGGGCGCGGCTACTCGCGCCTGGTACGCCGGCGCCGGCGACGGAGTCGAGAAGATCCTTCAGCCGGTGTACGACAAGGCGCGAATCGAAGACGAGGGATGGCCTCTCCTGGAGGCAATTGAGTCGGACGGAAAGGTGTACGACCCGCGAACGCTCACGTTCCGAGCTAAGCGCACCCTGTCCGACAAGCGCGCGCCCATCTCGTCGTTCTCGATCACCGTCTCCGGCAACGAGTACCCGCAGTTCAAGCTGCCAGTCGACAACCCAGCTCGATGGGACCTCGGCGACTGGGTGCGCGTGCGGATCGACGACCCGTGGTTCTACGCCAACGACGGGACAAAGCAGGTGAAGGTCTACGACGCGCGCGTCATTCGCTACAAGGTGAAGGTGTCTGGTGACCCTGACCGGGCTCGTGAGACGATCACGATGGAGTTTGACGACTTCCATCAGTACTCGGCAACGACCGGACCGTGAGGTGAAAGATGCAGCCCGACAGCATTGAAGGCGCTTTCTCCCGACTCGAGAAGCGGGTCGATGAGCTTGAGTCTGGCTCCAAGGTCTACACGCAGACGGCACCGCCGACCTACAGCGCAACGTCCGTCGGCCAGGCGGTCGAGTTCAACGAGGACCACGACGGGTTCGGGGCCTGATTACTCGCCACAGCGCTTACCCGTCAACAGGCGTGTACTATTCCGTCCAACGACCCCCAGCTAGCGACGGAGAGTCACGATGCAGGAAGTCCGCGACGGCGAGCGGATTCTTCGGTTCGAAGGCGAAGCCATCGCTTCCTCATCGTCCAAGCGCGTAGGCGCTCACCGGTGGATCGAGTTTAACCTCTTCAAGACGCAGGGCGGCCACTACGTCCTGTCGCGCATCGGCCACTCGCTCCTGTTCCACCAGGAGCCGTGCATGGTCATCAAGCGCAATGGCCTGCGTCCCGGGACGCCGGACCCTGACGCTATGCCGTGCACGCTATGCGTGCCTGACCGCCGCGACGCCGTTGCGTTCTACCTGGAGCAGCCCCGGTACTGGGCGCAAGTCTCGGACACGCCGGACGCTGTCCTCGAGGCCCTCTACAAGTACGACGAGGTCGGCGCTCGCTACCTCACGAAGGTCGCCGAGAACCTGATCAAGGGCGCCTCGGAGCTCGATCCCGCGATCGACGCGATCTACCGCTACCAGCGGATCGACTGACCGTTGTACAACTCGCGGCCACACGTGTAAGGTAGCCGCGAGCGACGAAGAGACGAGAGGGTCATTCCCTGTGTGGATCATCCTTGAGGGCGGGGATTACGTCGGGAAGTCGACCATCGCCGCAGCCCTCCAGGCCAAGCTGACGCGCCACCGCGACAGCGACCACGGCGCTGGGCCGTACTATCACGGCGGCCTCCTCGTCGGCCACTACGGACCGCCGGCGAAGGACCCGATCCTCGAGTACACGGCCGACCTCGAGTGGTACCGCCCAGGCGGCTCCGTCGGGATGCTCTGGGATCGCTACCACCTGGGCGGGCCGGTCTACGGCCCGATGTATCGGCCAAGCACCGACCGCGGCGGCTTCGGCGAGATGGGGCCAGCGGGCTACCACTGGACCGAGCTGTTCCTCGCCAGCCGTGGAGCGGTGACGTTCCACGTTCGCCAGGACGAGAGCGTGATCCGCGAGCGGTTCGAGCAGCTTGGCGAGGACTCGTACACCGGGAACCTCGACAAGGTGCTCGAGGTCGCTCAGCGCTACGACCGGTTCTTTGCGTCGCCGGTGACCAAGCCTCTCACCTACGCGGGGACGATCGGGAAGCACTTCACAGCCCCAGACAAGCGCGCTGAGTGGGTCGACGAGGTTACCGACGAGATCATCGCCAAGGCGTCCCAGGCCGCCCTAGAGGCCGCTTCTCTCACGCCGTTCGAGTCCTACGTCGGGCCGCCCAAGCCTGAGGTGCTCCTCCTGGGCGAGAAGCGGCACCGCGGGGACGACTCGATCATGAAGTCCGCGTTCATGCCGCTCCGCGGAAAGTCCGGCGAGTACATGCTCGAGGCGCTCCCGAACACGATGTGGAAGACCATCGGCATCGCGAACGCGATGGAGGAGGACCTGTCCAAGCTCCACGCCGCGCTTGGCTACCCGCACGTGGTCGCCCTCGGGTCGGTAGCGGCTCGCGCCTGCGACAAGGCCGACATCGCCGCATCACACGTCCCGCACCCCCAGTACGTGCGGCGCTTCAACTTCAAGCAGAAGGAACCCTACGGCCGCCTCATCCACGAGGCCGCCACCAGCGAGCCGAAGGACTACACGCCGTGGCCGAAGTGAACCTCACCCCGTCGCTGGTCATCAGCGACCTCCGCAACGGGTACGTGGACCTAGTCAACTGGGTCATCGAGGAGGGGCAGCCCACCGCGCCCCGCGGACAACAGACCCGCGAGCTCCTCGGCGCACGTGTCGTGCTGACGAATCCGGTCGACGCCATCCCCATCGGCGTCAACAGGAACACGAACATGAAGATCGGCGCCGCCGAGGCCGCCCAGTCGTGGTCCGGAGTCTCCGATGCAGCGATGCTCAACGCGGTGTCGAACGGCAACTTCAAGGCGTTCATGAACGGAAACGTCCTCCGGGGCGCGTACGGCCCGCGAGTCGCTCCGCAAATGGCGAACATCGCCAAGCGCCTGTACCGCGACCCTGACTCGCGACAGGCGCTCTCGCTCGTGTGGAAGCCCGACGACCTGGCGCTGGAGGACACGAAGGACCTGCCGTGCACGGTCGCGCTTCAGTACATGATCCGCGACGGCAAGCTGCACGCGTTCACGACGATGCGCTCGAATGACGTCTGGCTCGGCGTGGCGTACGACTTCTGGATGTTCACGCGCATCCAGCTCACCCTGGCCTGGTGCCTCGGCGTAGAGGTCGGGAACTACTACCACTCGGCGGCGAGCTTCCACATCTACGACCGCAACATCGAGGCGGCCGGAGGCCTCCGCAAGACGGAGGACACCCTCGAGCAGGCCAACCCGCCGCTAGGGTTCACGAACTCAGCGCAGGACGGCGTACGCCCGAGCGGCGAAGACGAGGTCGTAGACCGCGTCTGGAAGTCCCAGGTGTGGGCCGCTGAGGCGGTGACCGGGCAGGCCGATTACATGTACACGGGAACGCCGGGCGACAACGTCCAGTGGTACATCGACACGCTCGAGCCGTACCGGACCGAGAACGGCGTCCTGTGCACGACGTGCTCGTACGTGCGCCCGCCGCTCGAGGCGGTCACCGCCGAGGCGACGATGGTCAACGGGATCCTTGTCGGCCTGTGCTCGCGCTGCCGGCTTGAGCCCGGAGCGGGGCGGTTCCGTTGAGCCGACCGACGTGGGACCAGACCTGGATGGCGGTAGCCGAAGAGGTCGGCAAGCGCAGCCTGTGCGACAAGGCGCAGATCGGCTGCGTCGTCGTGTCAGCGCTCAACCGGATCGAGGCAACAGGGTACAACGGCCCGCCCGCTGGGTTCAGCGTCTCGACGGGCTGCTCGGACTGGTGCCCTCGCAAGAAGTACGGCCACGACGACGCCGGCTACGAGACGTGCTTCTCGGTTCACGCCGAGATCAACGCGCTCATGTACGTTGACCGGTCGCGGGTCGAGGGAGGGACGCTGTACTGCACCGGCTCGCTGTGCATCGGCTGCGCCAAGGCTGTCGCCAACAGCGGGGTGGCACGCGTTGTCATGAAGGTCGTCCCCGGCTACGAGTTCCGCAACCCCGAGAAGGTAGCTGACTTCGTGCGCGCCTGCGGCCTGACCGTTGACGTGGTGGGGGAAGCATGATGGGCAAGCGGCTCGCCGGCGTGCAGCTCCACCTCGTCCGCAACATCGACGATGTCATGGAGTTCAAGCGCTGGCTCGGCACCGAGCACGCCAACAACGTGATTGCGGTCGACACCGAAACGTCCGGCCTGGACCCGTACGAGCCAGGCGCCCGCATCCGCATGTGCCAGTTCGGAGACACGAAGACCGGCTGGGCTATCCCGTGGGACGAGTGGAAGGGTGCGGCGCTCGAAGCGCTCAAGTCGTACGAGGGTGGCTGGATCTTCCATAACATCGGGTTCGACGTGCGGTGGCTCGAGGAGCACTCGACGTGGCGCATGCCCTGGCACCGCGGGCACGACACGATGATCCAGGCGCACCTCATGGACCCGACGCAGCCGGTGGCGCTCAAGAACCTGTCGACCCGGCTCATCGACCGAAACGCCAACGCGGGCGAGTACCTACTCAAGGAGTCGATGCACCGCAACGGCTGGACGTGGGACACGGTACCGGTCGACTTCGACCAGTACTGGGGCTACGCCGCACTCGACGTTGTGCTCACCGCGAACCTGCACGACCACTTTCAGATCATGGACCGCTACCCGACGGCGTACGAGCTAGAGCTCGCTGTCCGGCGCATCACCCTTGGCATGGAGCAGAACGGCTCCCGCATCGACGTGGAGTACTGCGAGCGCAAGTACAAGGAGCTGAACGACTACGTCGAGTACGCCAAGCAGTGGGGGAAGGACAACCTCGGCATCTCGATCGGCTCGAACGTGCAGCTCGTCCGGTACTTCGAGACCCTCGGCGCCGAGATCACAGAGACGACGGCGAGCGGCAGCAAGTCGGTGAACAAGGATCAGCTCAAGATCCTGGTGGCGAATGGCGGCAAGCCCGGCGAGATCGCTGACTGGGTGCTTAAGGTCCGCAAGGCCGACAAGCTCGCAGGCACGTACTTCAAGAACTTCATCGAAGGCAACGTTGACGAGTTCGTCCACCCGTCGATCCGAACCCTCGGCGCCCGCACGGGCCGCATGTCGATCACGAACCCCGCGCTTCAGACGCTGCCGAAGGGCGAGGCAACCGTGCGGCGGGCGTTCATCCCGCGCGCCGACAACGAGGTCATCATCACGTCCGACCTCGACCAGGTCGAGTTCCGCATGTTCGCGAGCATGAGCAACGACTCGGAGCTCATTGCGCTCTTCCGCGCTGCCGATGAAGGCGGCGCTGACGTGTTCACCGGAATCGGCCAGGAGCTGTACTCAGACCCCTCTATGACCAAGGCAGACAAGCGCCGCGGGTCTATCAAGTCAATGATCTACGGGCGTCTCTACGGCGCTGGAGTGGCAAAGCAGGCGATCACTGCGGGCGTCCCAACCGAGGTCATGCAGGCGATGTCTGACCGGTTCGACGCGCTGTATCCGGGCATGAAGCGCTATCAGGAAGCGGTCGAGTCGACTGTCACGGGGCGGTTCGCCGAAGAGGGCGAGGGCTACGTCCTCCTCGAGTCCGGCCGCCGCCTTCCTGTTGACCGTGAGCGCATGTACACGGGCGTCAACTACATGATCCAGGGCGGAGCGGCCGAGGTCTTCAAGCGCAACCTCGTCAAGCTCGACATGGCCGGTTTCGGCGACATGATGATGGTCCCGGTGCACGACGAGATCGTGCTGTCTGTTCCGGCAGCCGACGCGGCTGACTGCATGGATGCGGTGAAGGAGTGCATGACCACCCGTGACGGCTGGTCCATCCCGCTCACGTCCGGTATTGACGGCCCGCTTCAGTCCTGGGGCGAGAAGTACGAATAGGCGCCAGGACTGCGAGCGACAACCCGCGGATCTTCTCAGTTGCCGGTGAGGACCTCAAACCTTATGTACTATCCTTACGTCTACTGAGGCGGGGCTCGGGAAAGCCACCCCGCACCGACCACGGACGGGTGGTATGAGCACTCTCGCTGACGACATTCACGCCGAGCTCACCGACTACCGCAAGGGCCCGCGCTGCTCGCTCGGCGCTCTTCTCGAGGACCTTCCTGACACCGACCGAGCAGCCCTCCAGGCGGCTCTCGATGACAGGACGATCCCCACGTCGATCATCCTCCGCGCCATCCAGCGCAACCACAACGTCGCCAAGGCCAGCGTCGGAAACCACCGCAAGGGCGTCTGCCAGTGCCCGCGCCCGGAGGCGAAGCCGGCGGCTAAGAAGCGATGAGCGACGAGTCCATGGAGGACGCTCTCAACGCGGTGTCGTTGGAGGCGGAGAACGAGGAGCTCCGGCAAGCGCTCGTTCGAACTCAGCGGCAGCTCTCTAAGGCGAAGGCCAAGGAGGAGGCGGTTGTCAAGGCCGTGTATGAGGCGGCCTATGACTCGCTTGTCGCGCTCGGCGCACCGAAGCTTGTGAAGGCGCCGGCAAAGGACTCGCGGCCCCGCGGCGAGCACTTTGCGCTCTGGGACCTGGGCGACTGGCAAGGCACGAAGGTCACGACCTCATACAACACCGCAGTCATGAAGGAGCGTGTCCACCTGTACCTCGAGAAGGCGTCGTACTTCCTGGAGGAACAGCGCAAGTCGCGCCCAGTGCGCCACTGCGCTGTCGTCTTCGGCGGCGACATGATCGAGGGCCTGTGGAACTACCCAACCCAGGCCTGGGAGGTCGAGCACGAGCCGATCGCGCAGGTGGTCGAGGTCGCGGCTCTCATGGCAGACGTTGTCCGCTCCGCGCTGTCGCAGTTCGAGACGGTCAGCGTTACGCCCGAGTGGGGCAACCACGGCCGCGTCGGCTCGAAGCGGGACGGCGTCCCGAAGGAGACCAACCTCGACCGGATGGCGTTCATCCTCGCGCGCCAGCAGCTCATCGCAGAGGTCGACTCTGGCCGGCTCACCTGGGAAGACTCGGCCGACGACATCCAACGGCTCGAGGTCGGTAACTACCGAGCGCTTGTGATCCACGGCGACGAGATCGGCCGCAACGGCTACGCGTCTCCGTCCACCATCGTTCAGCACGTGAACCGGTGGAAGTCCGCGTACCCGTGGGACTTCCGCGACGTGTACTGCCACCACTACCACACGCTCATGGAGCTGACCCTCGCCGACGGCAAGGGTAGGGTCTACTTCAACGGCGCTACCGAGTCTGACAACCGGTATGCGCTCGTTGGGATGGCTGCGTCAGGCACCCCGTCGCAGCGCCTGCACTTCATCGACCCTGAGAAGGGTCTCGTCGTACAGCGAGTGGACATCCTCCTAGACGGGTCGTAGCGGTGGTCGCGCCTGCCAAGTCGAGCAAGAATCCACTAGCCTGGGATGCGACCGTGCGTGCCGTCGAGTACCGGCTAGTCTTCGAGATGGTGCGAGCGCGAATCCGACAGGCGATCATCATGCCCGAACGCGCTGAGGCTTGCCTAAAGTCGGCGCTCGACGAGATCGAGGTAGCGCTCGACAAGACATACGCGTCTGAGCGCACACGTCATCGTTTTCGCGATGGCGGTGACGGCTCAGGCGGGAAGTGGGCCAAGCCGCCTGACCGCGACATGATGCTCATGGAGGGCGCTGGGAAGCCTGGAAGCGACCCCAGCATTGAAGCGACTGAAGTCGTGGTCAAGACCGACGGGTCTTCCCCGCTGTCTCCGCGCGAGACAGAAGTCCTCGAGTCGCTCGCAAACGGGTACACCGTCTTGGAGACCACGGAGCGGCTTCACATCGCGCACGCTACGTTCAAGCGCCATCTACAAAACGCATCGCACAAGCTGAACGCGCCTGGGATTCAAGAGCACCTCGTGGCTATCGCGATCCGATCAGCGTGGATCTTTCCCGACGTGGGCGATGAATGGAACGAGTGCCCGATCCCGCCGGACGAGCTCGTTATCGTACGGCACCTCGCTATGGGGTTCGCCTACGATGAGATTGCCAAGGGGCTTGGGATCAGCGAGACTACGGCCAAGGCGCGCGTACGACGAGCGTGCACGCGCATCGGCGAAGAGCGGACCAACAAGCCGCGGCTTGTCGCTGTCGCGCTCATGAACGGATGGATCACGTAGATGGCTCACCAGCGGGTGCGTTCGCTCAAGATCGGAGCGCACCGCTGGGACGTGTTCTGGTCGCGTCGCGCCGTGCGGCTCCTGCTCGAAGACCCGAAGGAAGACGCGGGTGGCGCGTGCCGCGTGGACATGCAAGCGCTCGCCGTCGTGCCGCTCCCAGACGCGCCCACGATGGAGCGTCAGGTCCTCCTCCACGAGCTGCTGCACGCGTGTTTCTCGTTCACCGATGTGAACGTGGAGTACGACACCGAAGAGCTCATGGTCGCCACCGTGGCGGGCCCGCTGCTTCAGACGCTCCGCGAGAACCCGGACCTGGTCAGCTACCTCCTCGAGGAATCGTAGATACACTGACCTGGACTCAGGAGGGCTTTCGGGATGCCGTCAAATGACGACGACTACGCGGACCCGCTGGTCTTTGACCAGCGTTACTCAAAGTTTGTCGTAGAGATTGCAACCGAGGGCCTGCAGGGGCCGCCTGGACCTCAGGGCATCCCAGGCCAGGACGGCGTTGACGGGTCAGACGGTCCTCCCGGGCCGCCTGGACCTCAGGGCGTTCCCGGCACTCCTGGATCAGCGCCGCAAGCGTACGTGCACGACCAGTCGGTTCCGTCAGATACGTGGGTCATCGTCCACGATCTTGGGTACCAGCCGAACGTGACCGTGGTGGATAGCGCACAAACGAACATCGAGGGCCAGGTCAACTACGATAGCGACACGCAGATCACCATCACTTTCACTTTCCCCTTCGGGGGCAAGGCGTACCTCTCGTAGGGGAGTGAACGATGCCTCGTAAGTTCCTGGTCAACCTCGACCTGCAGCAGAACGAGCTTCAGAACGCGAGGATCCAGAACCTGGCGTCCGCGCCCGGCTCCCCCGTGTCCGGCCAGGTGTACTACGACACCGCCAGCGGCACGCTGAAGATCCGCAACGCAACCGCGTTCTTCGACGTCATTGACGGCGGCGCGGTCGCGCAGTCCAAGACCGGACAGCTCACCCTCACCGGCGGCCTCGTCGTCAACACGACCGGCATCACCGGCAACCAGACCATCAACCTGACGGGGACCAGCTCGTCCAGCGTTGGCGGCACGTTCACCGGTACGCTGCTCGTCGCGTCCGGCAACACCGGCGCAACCGCCGCGTCTCGCTACGCCGGCGCAACCGCATCTGCCGCTCCCGCCTCAGGCACGTATGCCACGGGCGACTTTGTCGTCTCGCAGACCGGCGACGTATACGTCTGCACCACCGGCGGCACCCCGGGCACCTGGGCGCGAGTGGGCTCCTACCTGCTGAGCACCGCAAACTCGTGGACCGCGTCGCAGACCTTCTCCAACGGCATCGTTGCTAACTCGGCCGTCACCGGTTCGGGCACGATCAACCTCACCGGCACCGGCGCCTCGTCGGTGGGCGGCATCTTCACCAGCACCGTCCACGTCTCGTCCGGCATCACCGGCGCCGTGGCAGCGAGCCGCTACGTCGGCGCCACGGCGTCTGGCGCTCCGTCCACGGGTACCTTCGCCGTCGGCGACTTCGCGATCAGCCAGACCGGCGACATCTACGTCTGCACCTCGGCCGGCTCGCCTGGTACGTGGGTCCGCGTCGGCTCCTACCTCCTGAGCTCGAACAACACGTGGTCGGGCACGAACACGTTCAACGCGGCCGTGTCCGGCTCTGGCTCCATCACGATGACAAACGTCGTGACCGGTACCGCGGTGAGCGCTTCCGGCCTGACCGGCGCAACTTCGGCCTCGCGGTACGTCGGAGCTACAACTTCCGGTGCGCCCGCGTCGGGCACGTTCGCAACTGGCGACTTCGCGATCGCGCAGAACGGCTCGATCTTCATCTGCACCGCGGGCGGCTCGCCGGGCACCTGGACAGCCGTTTCGGGCTCGTCCGGCTACACGACGATTCAGGACGATGGCGCCGCGGTCACCCAGCGGTCGACCATCAACTTCGTCAGCGGCACGTACGCTAC